GTTTGGACCAGTCGCTGGACAAGGAGTTATTACTCAGGTTAATGCTAACATCGGTAATAATGAAGACTTATCTAATCCAAATAGAACATACACCGCAGAAGGTGACTACACAACTGCAACTATAACAAGCGAGAATTGGTTAGATAACTTCTAATAATGGCTGAATTTTATAATAATAATCCGAACCTCAAAGCAGCTGGCGTTCAGATAAACTTTACACCAGACCAGATCCAAGAGTATATTAAATGCTCTCAGGATCCAGTTTACTTTATCGAAAACTACTGCTACATCGTTTCTCTTGACCATGGTTTGGTTAAGTTCGCTTTGTACGATTGTCAGAAAAAGAAGATCGACGTAATTCATAACAATCGTCGTGTTATTCTTATGGAAGGTCGTCAGCAGGGTAAGACAACTACTTCTGCAGCTTATATTCTTTGGTACACTCTATTCCAATCAAATAAGAACGTAGCTATCTTGGCTAACAAAGCAACTGCTGCTCGTGAAGTTTTGGATCGTTACCAGATTATGTACGAAGCCCTACCTATCTGGTTACAGCAGGGTGTTACTACTTGGAACAAGGGTGACATCGAATTAGAAAACGGATCTAAGGTATTCACTGCAGCGACATCTGCTTCTGGTATTCGTGGTAAGTCTGTTAACTTACTATACGTTGACGAAGCTGCGATTATTCCAAACACTGTGGCTGAACAGTTCTTCACGTCTGTTTACCCTACAATTTCTGCTGGTCAGACTACAAAGATTCTTCTGTCATCTACACCACTCGGTTACAATCACTTCTGGAAGTTCTGGAATGACGCTGAGAATGGTCGTAACGGATTCGTGCCTCTGTTCATCCCTTATTGGGAGATTCCAGGTCGTGATGAGAAGTGGGCTGAAGAACAAAAAGCGATGCTCGGTGAACTCAAGTATAACCAAGAGGTTGCTTGTAAGTTCTTGGGTTCTAGTTTAACCCTAATTGCAGCAGATGTTATCGCTCAGATGTCTATCGATCCTACGATCTACCAAAAAGAAGGATTGGATGTATATACTCGCCCTTCAGCTGGACACATTTACTGCTTGATCGCAGACGTAGCTAAAGGTGTTGGTGGTGACCACTCAGCGTTCCAAGTGGTTGATATTACAGAAACTCCATATAGAATCGTGGCTAAGTATAGGAATAACGAGATTAGTCCACTCTTGTATCCTAACGTGATACATAAAGTTGCAAAAGAATATAACGAGGCTTATGTTTTAATCGAAACAAACGTAAGCGAACAAGTTCCATACATCCTACACTCTGAACTAGAGTATGAAAACATCCTAATGGTTAATGCCTCTTCACAGGGACAATACATCGGTGGTGGTTTTGGTGGAGGTAAAAATCGCTTAGGTGTTAATACAGATAAGCGTGTTAAAAGAATTGGATGCCATAACTTTAAGTCTATGGTTGAAGAAAAGAAGTTGATTATTAACGATGCTGATACCATCTCTGAAATCTCTACTTTTATCGAAAAGAAGGGATCTTATGAGGCAGATGAAGGGTATCATGATGATTTAGTTATGCCTTTGGTATTATTCGGATGGCTAACAACCCAGCCATATTTCAAAGAACTAAATAATGTAGACCTTCGAAAAGTTATGTACGAAAAGAAAATTCAGGCTATCGAAGACGAATTGACTCCATTTGGGTTTTATGATGACGGACAGGAAGCTGCCCCGTTAAATTTTTAATGAAAACTTGTAAAAACTAAATAAAATGTAGACATAAAACCTGTCTAGAGTAAAACTTATTAACAAGGAGAAATACAATGCCTTTCCAACTATCTCCAGGCGTTGCAGTCGTTGAAAAAGATTTTTCAGCAATCGTTCCAGCTGTATCAAGCTCTCGTGGTGCTTTTGCTGGTGCTTTTGCATGGGGTCCAGTTTTGGCTCCTACTAGTGTTACCTCTGAAAACGAATTAGTTCGTATCTTTGGTAAACCTACTGATGCTAACGCTCAGGCATTCTTTACTGCTGCTAACTTCCTATCTTACACAAACAGCCTTCTTATCAGCCGTGCTGATGTGACTGCTGCACGAAACGCTGTTGCACTTCAGTCTGGTGGTGTCGCTACTATCACTGTCGGTAACGCTGGTTCTGGATACACTTCAGTTCCATCTGTTAGCATCGGAGCACCTCAAGATGCAGGTGGTACACAAGCTACTGCTACAGCAAGCATTTCTGGTGGTGGTGTTACTGGCGCTACAGTTTCTGCTGGCGGTTCTGGTTACACTTCTGCTACCATCACAATTTCTGCACCTAATCTTCCAAGTGGCACACAGGCTACTGCTACTGCTACTATCGTTGGCGGTGCGATTACTGGTATTGTTATAGGTACAGCTGGTACAGGTTATACCTCTGCTCCTACTGTTTCTATTTCTGGTAACGGAACTGGTGCTACTGTAGGATCTGTAACAATTTCTAGTTCTACAGTTACTGGTATCACTATCACTAACGCTGGTTCTGGTTATACTTCTGCGCCTACGATCACTATCTCTGCTCCTCCAACAGGAACAAACGCTACTGCCACTTCTACTATTTCTACTGCAGGTGTTAAGATTAACAATGCAGAAGATTACCTAGCTGGTTTCGCTAATGGCGCTGGTGTTTTTGGTGAGTGGGCTGCACGTTATCCAGGAGCATTGGGTAACTCTATCACTGTTTCTATGGCGGACAACCAATCGTTCGCTGCATGGGCTTACAAGGGTGAGTTCGATACAGCGCCAAGCACTTCTACATATGTAAGCAGCCTTGCTGGTTCTAATGATGAGTTGCACGTTGTTGTTATCGACAAAGACGGATTATGGACTGGTACACCAGGAACTGTTCTAGAGAAGTTTGCGTTCGTTTCTAAAGCATCTGATGCTAAGAAATCTGATGGCACAAATAACTATTACAAAGACGCTATCAACAATCGCTCTGATTACATCTACTGGATGGATCACACTGCTACTGGTAATAACTGGGGAACTACTGCTGCAGGAAAAACATTCATCTCTTTGGGAACTGCTGTTACTCGTTCTCTAGGTGGTGGTGTTGATGGATTGACTGCAACAGATGGTCAGTTAATGACTGCTTATAGCTTGTTCTCTGATGATGCTCAGTATGACATCTCTTTGATTCCAGTTGGTAAGGCATCTACAGCTGTTGCTAATAGCGTTATCGCTATGGCTGAATCTCGTTTAGACTGCGTCGTGTTTGTTTCTCCACAAGACATTTCTACTGGCGACCCAATCATCGGTACTGGCTCTGCTGCTACTGATAAGATCGTTGCTTATCGTAACGCTCTACCAAGCACTTCTTACGCTGTTCTAGATTCTGGTTTCAAATACCAATACGATCGTTACAACGACAAATATCGTTGGATCCCATTGAACGGCGACACTGCTGGTCTATGCGCTCGTACTGATTACACTAACGACCCATGGTTCTCTCCATCGGGTCTAAATCGTGGTCAAATCAAGAACGTAGTTAAATTGGCACATAACCCAACTAAAGCAGATCGTGACGCTCTTTACAAAGCTGGTGTTAACCCAGTTGTCACTTTCCCAGGTGAGGGTACTGTTCTATTCGGTGACAAGACATTGTTGGCTAAGCCATCTGCATTCGATCGTATCAACGTGCGTCGTCTATTCATCGTTATGGAAAAAGCTATCGCTACTGCTGCTAAGTTCCAGTTGTTCGAATTCAACGATGGTTTTACTCGTGCGCAATTCAAGAACTTGATCGAACCATTCCTACGTGACATCCAAGGTCGTCGTGGTATTACTGATTTCGTTGTCAAGTGCGACGAGTCTAATAACACTGGACAGGTTATCGACGCTAACCAGTTTGTTGCTGACATTTTCGTCAAGCCAAATCGTTCTATCAACTTTATTACTCTGAACTTCGTAGCTGCTCGTTCTAGCATCAGCTTCACTGAGTTGGGTGCGTAATTAGAGAATAAATAAGAAGAACAAAAGGAGAATTAAATGGCAAATATTGCTGATTTCAAATCACAGATGATTGGTGGCGGTGCTCGCCCTAATCAGTTCCGTGTTGAATTAACCTTCCCTTCATTCGTTACTCTTGGTCAAGTAGCTGGTCAGCGTGCACAATTCTTGTGTAAGGCTGCTCAGTTACCAGCGTCTACTATCGAGACTATCCCAGTCTTGTTTAAGGGACGCCCAGTTAACTTTGCTGGTGAGCGTACTTTCGCACCTTGGACTGTAACAATTTACAACGATACTACTTTCGGTATCCGTAACGCACTTGAGCAGTGGCAATCTGGTATCCAGAACTACGACACTACTTTGGGTAAAGTAAACCCAACAGAATATCAAGTTGACTTGCAGGTTCACCAACTAGATCGTTCTGGTTCTATTATCAAGACTTATAAGTTTGTTGACGCTTTCCCAACTAGCATCTCTGCTATCGGTTTGGACTACGAACAACAAAATGCAATTGAACAGTTTGATGTGGAATTCACATACAACTTCTTCACTTCCGCTACTGGTGCTTCTTCTGGCTTTGGAGTTAATGTTTCTGTTGATACACCAGTTGGCTCTATTCCTCTATAATTAGAAGAAGGCTTATATAATGCAACTATTTGGTTTTGAAATAACACGTAAAAAAGACAAAGAGTTGGGGAGTATTGTTACTCCCCCTCCAGTCGATGGCGCAACCGTAATTAACACTGGCGTAAATGCTGGTGGGTATTACGGTATGGTCATGGATGTCGAAGGTATCGTTAAAAACGAAAATGACCTAATCCGTCGTTATCGTGAAGTAGCACAATATTCTGATTGTGATTCTGCAATCGAAGACATCGTCAACGAAGCTATCGTTATGGACGATGAAGGTAAGTCGGTAAAGATTAATCTTGATGACGTCCAAGTTTCTGACAACATCAAGAAAAAGATTCGTGCGGAATTTGATGAAATTATCAAGACTCTTAAATTCGAAGAACGTGCACACGACATTTTCCGTTCTTGGTATATTGACGGACGTATCTATTATCATATCCTGATTGATGAAAACAATCTTAAACAGGGTATTGTTGAACTGCGTTATATCGACCCACGTAAGATTCGTCGTATTAAAAACGTAGTTAAAGAAAAGACACCACAGGGAGTCGAAGTAATTAAAGCTGTTGAGGAATTCTATCTTTATAACGATAAAGGTATCACCGAACAGACAACACAGGGTGTTAAGTTATCTCTTGACTCTGTGATTTATATTCCTTCTGGTTACCTAGACGCTAACACTGGTATGATGATGTCATACTTACACAAAGCGATCAAAGCAGTTAACCAGTTAAAGATGATCGAAGACGCAATGGTCATCTATCGTATTTCTCGTGCGCCAGAGCGTAGAATTTTCTACATCGACGTAGGTAACTTACCTAAGGTTAAAGCAGAGCAATATGTTACGGACATTATGAATAAGTTCCGCAACAAGATTGTTTATGATGCTACAACTGGTGAAGTTCGTGATGATCGTAAGCACATGTCTATGATGGAAGATTTCTGGATGCCTCGCCGTGAAGGTGGTAAGGGTACAGAAATTACTACACTTCCAGGTGGACAAAATCTTGGTGACATCGAAGACATTCAATATTTCCAGAACAAATTATTCCATGCTTTGAACGTGCCTATTGGTCGTTTACAAGAACAAGCAGGATTCTCTATTGGTCGTTCTGTTGAAATTAGCCGTGATGAAATCAAGTTCCATAAATTTGTTTCTCGTTTACGCAAAAAGTTTGCTAATCTATTCACTGATGCTCTACGTGTTCAGCTAGTTGCTAAGAACATTATTCGTGCCGATGAATGGGAAGAGTTCAAGATGGATATTCGTTACGATTACGTTGACGATAACCACTACGCTGAACTGAAAGACAACGAAGTTTTAATGGCACGTCTTGCTACATTACAGCAAATGGAGCCATATCTCGGTAAGTTCTACTCTATGGATTGGGCAAAGAGAAACGTCCTGAAACAGACAGAAGAAGAAATTGTAGAGATGCAAGAACAAATGGATGCCGAAGAAGAATATCATATGGATATGGCTTCACGTGATGGTGAATTACAAGGCGTGATGCAAACTGCTGCAAGCAACTATCAGGCTAATAACGATCAACAATATCTTGATCAACAGGCTGCACAAGAAGCACAAATGAATCAAGCTAGTAAACCAGCAAAAGGAAACGAAAAATGAATGAGAACATCAAAAAATTAGTCGATGCGATGATCGCAAAAGATGCATCAGGAACAGAATCTGCATTCCAAGCAGCAATGGCAGAAAAGATTTCTGCTAAATTAGACGACATGCGTCAAGAAATGGCACAGTCTATGTTCAAGACACCAGAAGCCGTTGTTGAAGAGGAAGAAGAACTAACAGAAGAAGAATTCGAATCTATCTTAAGCGAAGGTGAACTAGCTAAAGCTGTTAAAGCGCACGCTGATGCTGCTTTGTATCACGATAGATTTGGTGGTAAGGATGCTAAAGCTGCTGTTAAAACTGCTAAAGAAAAAATGCATTCATTGGCTAAAGAGCGTGGTATTAAACCAAGCAGAGCCACTAAAGTATCTAATAGATTGATCAACCGTGCATACGGTGACGATGACGGTGTTAAAGTTAAGAAATAATCTGTAATGTACTATACTAACTTCACCAAACTTATCAAACCTTCGAACATCGTAGAGAGCGTTCGTTCTTATCGCCATCTTATTGAGATGAATAGCGATGGTTTGGTATTTGTTAATGGTGAAGAAACTAATTTTAAGAGTTTGGAAGAAGCTAGAAAATTCGTCAAACAAGAACATATCAGCGAAAAATTAGAACAACAAGTATCAAAAGATTTATACGAAGAAATATCTGACACTAAAGTAGCTAGTATTATTAAAGAACATTACGACATCAAAGTT